ATTTAATTTTAGAAACCTATAAAGATTATCCTTCAGTAGTTAAGAATAATGCAAAAAGAGGTATTGAACTTAATAAAAAAGTAAAGAATAAATGTGCTACAGATGTCGGTAAAATTAGAGCATCTCAATTAGCTCAGGGAAAGCCTATAAGTGAACAAACTATCAAAAGGATGTATTCTTATTTGTCAAGAGCAGAAGAATACTATAATGCAGATGATAAAGAGGCCTGTGGCACAATATCTTATTTACTATGGGGTGGCCTAGCTGCTAAGAGATGGAGTGAAGCAAAACTTAAAAAATTAGGCAAACTAAATTTATATAGTGAAGTAGTTAATGATGAATTTGCAATTATAGATGATAGATTAGCTTATTCTACAGAAGATAAGGCCAAAGAGATGGCAGGTAATATTGGATGTGAAGGAATACACGAACACGAATTAGAAGATAAAACCTGGTATATGCCTTGCGAATATCATAAGAAAGATGAGATGGACAAGGATAACAAATGCCCTTATGGTTATAATAAGAAAGATGGCAAATGTATAAAAGAAAATCAATATAAAAGTGATAAATAAAAAAAACTATTGGCCAAGTCGTACAAGCCCTATTGGAAATAGAAGAGCTTGTTATTGTAAAGATAAAAATACATATTCTATAGAGTGTTGTGATGGTTCATTATTTGCTCAAGGAATAGGTGTAATTAATAGGATAGCATCCTGAAAATGCAAAATTAAATTTATAAATCGTTAATATAGTAATTATGAAAAGTAGTGATATGCTTAATAAAATTAAAACAATCCTAGATATTCAAGTAGATCTTGAAGATAGGAAATTAGAAAATGGTACAGTAATAACTGCTGAGGTTTTTTCTAAAGGTAAAGAAGTATTCATCAAAACAGATGATGAAAAAGTTAAAATGCCAATCGGATCTTACGAACTAGAATCAGGAGAGGTTTTAGTAGTAAAAGAAGAAGGCTTAATTGATGATCTTACTCAAGCTAAATTAGAAGAAGAAGATGATCGTAAAGAAGAGGCTGATGTAGCTGATTGGAAAGGTATGGAAAAAAGAATCCAAAATCTTGAAGATGCTATAGCAGATCTTAAAAAAGATAAAGAACCAAATTCTGAAAAAGTTGAAGAAGTAGATACTGAAGCAGAATTGGCTAAAGTTGAAGTAAAAGCTGAAAAAGTTGAAGAACTTTCTAAACCAGCTACTGAGCCTATTAAACATAGCCCTGAAACAAAATCAGGAGAAAAAGCATCAGGGTTTCAATTTTCACAAAACAGAAGAATGTCTATTAAAGATAGAATCTTTGAAAAATTAAATAACTAATAAATATAAATAAAATGGCTTTAAGTGTAACTAGCAATTATGAAGGTACTTGGGCAGGGCGTTATATCGCTGCTGCATTACTTTCTGGCGATACAATCGCAAAAGGTGGTATTGAAGTAATGCCCAATATTAAATATAAATCTAACATAAGCAAAATGGCAGTATCAGGTTTGATAGCTAATGCAAGTTGTGATTTTACTTCAGCAGGAAATATAACTCTAACTGAGAAGGTTCTCCAGCCAGAGGAATTTCAAATAAATAATGAATTTTGTTTAACTCCATTTGTGAGTTCTTGGGAGGCAGCAGAAATGGGATACTCTGCATACGATACTATGCCTAAGAAATTTAGTGATTTCTTGATTGCTGAAGTAGCTGCTAAAGTTGCTCAACAAACTGAGCAAACAATTTGGAATGGTGCTAATGCAACAGCAGGAGAATTTGATGGATTAGTAACTCTATTCAAAGCAGATACAGATGTTTCTGATATTACAGGAACTACTGTTACTCACGCTAATGTCGTAGCTGAAATGGCTAAAGTAGTAGATGCTTGTCCAGCAGCTCTTTATGGGAAAGAAGATTTAAATCTTTATGTTTCTCAAAATGTAGCTAAGGCTTATGTAAGAGCTTTAGGAGGTTATTCAATCGGTGTTGGAGCAAATGGTATTAATGATCAGGGCCAAATGTGGTATTCAGGTCAAGATTTATCTTTTGATGGAGTAAATATATTCCTAGCTCCTGGATTAGATAATAATCAAATGGTATTAGCTCAAAAATCTAATCTATACTTTGGAACTGGCCTTATGAACGAGCATAATCTTTGTAAAACTTTATCAATGGCTGATTTAGATGGATCGCAAAATGTTAGAGTAATAATGAGATTTACTTCAGGAGTTCAGTATGGATATGGAACTGAAGTTGTTTTATACGATCCAACAGTATAATATAATAAGAAGGGGTAGATTTAATAACCTACCCTTTTTGTTTAACTTTTAAAAAAATAATAATATGGCTTGTGTATTAACAACAGGAAGAAAATTACCTTGTAAAACAGGATTTGGAGGAATAAAAAAAGTTTATTTCGCAGATTATGGCACTTTAGGAGCTGTTACTGTAGATGCTGATGGTACTATATCTGCTATTGCAGGATCTGAAGCCTGGTTTGAATTTGATGTAAAGGGTAATTCTAGTCTAGAATCTACTGTTAATTCTAGTAGAGAGAATGGAACTACTTTCTTTGCTCAAACTTTAAATCTTACTTTACCATTTTTAGATAATGCTACTCAGCAAGAATTACAATTAATTATAGTTTCTAGGCCTCATATTGTAGTAGAAGATTACTTAGGAAATCAATTCCTTTGTGGTTTAGAAAATGGATGTGAAGTAACAGGAGGTACAATAGTAACAGGAGCAGCATCAGGAGATCTTTATGGATTTACTCTAACATTAGAGGGCCAAGAAGAAAAAGCTCCAGCGTTTATTGATGCAGGTGTAATTACTTCAGCAATTTCTGCAACTCAAATAACTCCAAATTAAAATATATCTAATTTTAGTTTAATTTAAGAAAGCACTCTTTATAGGGTGCTTTTTTATTTTACAAATTAATTTAATTAATTCGTTATATAAGCAATGATTGTAATTACTACCTCAGCATCTCAAACTTTAAGCGTAATACCAAGAGATTTTCTTGGATCATTTACTATTGATGTAAGAGATAATTGGTTAAACAAGAACTATAATTATTTTGAAGATACAGTTACTACAAGTGGAGATTTTATGGTATTCACTAATAGTTATGTAGATTCTTTAAGTGCATCTATTTTTAAAGAAAACAGATTTTATGATTTAGATTTATATGCTGATTTTAATTATTGGAATACTAATTTGAGTTTATGGGAAATGTATGATGAAGTATGGCAAACAGATTCAGACCAAAAAGAAAGAATTTATAAAGACAGAATTTTTGTAACAGATCAAGATATAGATCAATTAAATGATAATGATCATTATAATATTAATAAGGATCAGTACAAAACAAATGATTCTTACAATAATGAGTATATTGTAATATGAAAAAAAGATTAAGAAATAGTTTAGGACAATACACAAAACACTCTAAATCAGAAGTTAGTTTTGTTAATTTAAGTAGTTATACTGCTCCTCAAATTAAAGAGGTAGTTAATAAAGATTGGGTAGAGTATGGAGATGATAATAATTATTTTCAATATCTAATAGAAAGATATAATGGATCTCCAACAAACTCTGCAGCTATAAATGGGATCTCTCAACAAATTTATGGTAAAGGTTTAAATGCTACTGATGCAAATAAAAAGCCTGAAGAGTATGCAAAAATGATTACTCTTTTGAAACCAAATACTGTAAGGAAATTATCTTATGATCTAAAATTAATGGGCCAATGTGCTGTACAGGTTATCTATTCTAAGGATAGAAAAAGTATTGCTCAATTAGAACATTTACCTATAGAAACATTAAGAGCTGAAAAAGCAAATGATGATGGAGAAGTTCCAGCTTATTATTATTTTAAAGATTGGGCAGAAATTAAAACATCAGATCAGCCAAGAAGGATTCCAGCTTTTGGTAAAAGTAAAGAATCAATAGAGATTATGTATATCCAACCTTACTCAGCAGGGTTTTATTATTATACTCCTGTAGATTATCAAGGTGGTATTCAATATTGTTTACTAGAAGAAGAGATCTCAAATTACCATATCAATAATATTCAACAAGGTCTAAGCCCTTCAATGTTAATTAATTTCAATAATGGTATTCCTAATGAAGAAGAGAGAAGATTATTAGAGCATAAAATTGCTCAGAAATTTAGTGGATCTAGTAATGCTGGGAAATTTATATTAGCCTTTAATGATAATAGAGAGGCCCAAGCAGAAATAACTCCTGTACAATTATCAGATGCTCATCAGCAGTATCAATTCCTTAGTGAGGAAAGCACAAAGAAGATTATGTTAGCTCATAGAGTAGTTTCTCCTATGCTTTTAGGCATAAAAGATTCTACAGGATTAGGTAACAATGCAGATGAGATTAGGACAGCCAGTTTACTTTTTGATAATACAATTATAAGGCCCTTCCAGGAATTATTAATAGAACACTTTGATAAGTTATTAGCTTATAATAATATAACCTTAAACCTTTATTTTATTACTTTACAGCCTCTAGAATTTACTGAAATAGATGAAGAAATACAAGATGATGAAACAATAGAAGAAGAAACAGGAATTAAGCAAGAAGATCTAAGTAAAGATGATAGAGAGATGAGTGATGAAGAGGCAAAAAGAGTATTAGGAATTTTAGCAGAATCAGGAGAGGAGATGAGTGATGATTATGTTTTTGTAGATGAGATTGATAATGATGATGATGTAGATAATGAAGATTGGGCTAATTATTTAATTACAGAGAAAAAAAGTACTCTTTCAAAAGTGAGAAATTTATTAGGATTAAAGGATGAAATTTATTCTAGAAATAATGGAAATGTTTATAGTGTTTTAGATTCTCCTAATGGAGTTTATAAAATTAGATATAGTTATGCAGTAGGATCTACTAAAAAAATGAAAGATGGTAATAAATCTAGAGAGTTTTGTGTTAATATGATGAATCTCTCAAAAAAAGGTATAGTATGGACTATTGAGGATATTGATAGAGCCTCAGAAGATGGAGTTAATAAGCAATTAGGCCATAAAGGTA